AACCTGGAACATCCTGAGTCGCTGAAATTGTACCAGGAGCATATATGCCTGATGTTATAGTTCCAGCAGATATGGTATTAGCAGTGGTACCGTCAGTGGTATCGACACCGCTACCAGAAATCGAAAAAGATGACCCTATCCGTTCGGCAGAAGTATGGGCACCTCCTACGCTCAATTGCACACTAGATGCATATCGAGTTGTAATATCGGCTCTCGCTGCAAACGGAGCACTCATCAAAAGCATTATTAGAGGGATAAACCTTTTCATAAAATTAGTGCTTTAAGCCTCTCTATTTAGGCATTTTTACTTTGTCATTTCTTATACAGTCTACCGCCTATATCATTGTAGACATCAGACAGTTTTGTACGAACTGGTGGTTCAAAATCATATGTAAAATATTGACGACCTCTCCTAGGTACCTTCGTTTGCCATCCCTGGCTATTAATCCACCCACTCTCACTAGATGTAGTGTATTTGTCTACTTCATCCTCATTTCCATCCCATAACCAATCAGTACAAGCATCAACAGTAAATATAGGAACCATACAATTCCATGCTGCCATTCTAAGGTAAGCATCATGCCATTTCTCAAATACTAACCATGATGGATTACTTGGATCGGTTTTCCCACCATTAGTTGCATGTAATATTACATCAAGAATTCCTAGTTCTTTGTATAGTGTAGTAATAGGTTTAGTAGATGCCTCTGCATATCCCCACATATCATTACATATCAATCCAGCACCAAGACATTGTTTCTCATCATCTTTAACAAGATCAATAATAGTAAATGAATCTACTTGTGGATCTCTGCCAAGAGCAGTTTCCATATCAACGCAAAGAGTCTTGTATGTAGCACCTCTTAGTATACCATCAGAATCATAATGTCTGATTTCATTTCTATTGATTATACCTTTCTCTTCTGGTTCTACAAAATTGGTTCCTAAGTGTAAATATATTCCTGCTGCTTTTTGAGCATCTTCAATCTCTTTTAATCCATCTTTAATTTCATCTATATGGGTAATCCACTCACGATCCCATCCTGATAAAGCAGCTTCTGGTGTTAAAAGATGATCTACTTTGTTTTCTTTTGCCCAATCAATTGCTTTTAAAATTTCTTTTTTGTTAGCCTGTATGTTAGTTCCTACAGGAATTTGAGCACCACCAAATCTAATCATAACCGTAATAATTAAAATTAATAACTTGTCTGTAAGAGTCGGAAGATGTAGTACCGCTATGCTTAGTATCTCTAGGAAAAATTACTATGCGATTAGCAACACTCTTCACCTTATAACCATCCTCAAAGTATGTATAACCGTTGCAATCATTGATATAATAGACAGCAGTGTAATCACCGAAACTTCCATCACGATGTAATCTTTGTTCTATAATATTTACATTCTTAGGTGAGAAATTTGCTTTAATTCTAACCCAAGATTGTATTTTTAATTTAGGTGCAAAAATATCAGCAATCTCTGGAGTGAGACAAATATCATTATGAAATTTACCCTCTGCCCATATAGGAGTCACCATTTGGTATTTGTTAGGATCTGATCTATCATCTGGTGTAACTACATGATCATTATAAAACCAAGGAAAAACATTTTGGAGTAAGAATACTACTCTTTCATGTTCATCCTTGGGTAAAAAATTATCAAGAACCTTAAGGTCCGTCATTATTTTCAGTTTTATACATTCTATCCATCAAATCATCTAATTCAGATTTGTGATAGATGGGTTCATCAGCACCTACATTGCCATTTACTAATGGCCAAACGAAACCATCTGCAGTGATTGTAAAGTAATCCTCAGGATGGTCTATGTGAGGGTGGTCGTCTCTAGACATTTTTTTGTACGGATTTCCAGTCTGCATCAAACAACTGTAATCCTTTCTCAGTTAACACATGATTATACATCTTATCAAATACTGCAGGTGGCATCGTAACAATATGAGCACCATTAGCAAATGATTGAGATACGCTATTTACATATCTGATAGAAGCAGAAAGGATCTCAGTAGATTTAATATTATGCACATTATATATGGTAGATATTCTCTTAATTAGATCTAACCCTGCAATTGAATTATCATCAAGTCTACCAACAAAAGGAGAGACATATTTTGCTCCTGCTTTTGATGCTAATATTGCTTGTGCTTCATCAAATATTAATGTAACATTGACCTTAATTAATTGTCTAGATAACTCTTTACAAACTGCAAGACCATCAGGTGTACAAGGAACCTTAATTGTTGCTTGCTTACCAAATTTTTTGAAAAGTCTTTTTCCTTCCTCCCACATTTCTTTACGATTTCCAACAACCTCCATGCTAATATCATGCACTCCTAAATCTATGAGTTCTTGATATACATCTTCTGGATTACGACCACTCCTCATAATCAAAGTTGGATTAGTTGTGATACCATCAACAAGTCCAGTTGAGTAATACTTTCTAATTGTCTCTGTATCGGCAGTATCTAAAAAGATTTTCATTAAGTAGTTCCTAAAGCGATTTTACTGAATCTATTTTAACATCATAGTAAAGTCTATGAGTTTATTTGTCTTCGTCCACTAATATTTCTGTATATACTATTTCGTCTTCATCTAATGTTGATTTGACAAAATTCAACACATTCATAAATTCTGTATAAGTTTCATTTTCAAGTATTCTTCTTTCTCCTTTGCTAGAAACACAGCATACTCTACGAGAGCATACATCTACAACAACTTTTTCAACAAACTCTTCAGTCATAAAATTAGAAAATAAAAAGGGGGAGGTTGGATTCCTGTGTACCAACAAGAGATGGGCATTTCTACAGTTTAGAAATCATCCCTGCCTGAGACCCGACTGGTAAGTCGATTCTTCCGAAGAAGCAGCACCACCTGTGTCTCATCACCTTAACCAGCTATATGCCAGTAAGTTTATTCAGTCACTCCCAATGTTGCGTCCAACTCTTGTATAATAACAGACTCCTCACAGGATGTCAACCCCCTATGATAATTAACATGCATTGCCTCTATCATTATAAAAGATCCGATCAGCATGACATTGATCTGGACAAGTGGATTGCCAAGTAAACGAAGCATTACTATGAAACTGTTAACACCCTATCTGTAGGTAAGAGTGCGTTACCTGTAGCTCCTGTCAATTTAGTTCCAGATATAGTAAATGTCTGACCACCTACTTTTATTTTTAAAGTTCCTTGTACCTCTAATGATCCCTCTACAATCATATCACCAGTTATGGTAGCTTTACCAGATACATTTAGATTACCATCGACATTGAGATCACCCTCAAATTTTGTATCAGAAAGAAAACTAGTTTCATCAGGAAACTCAACTGAACCACCAAGTACAGTCTTCTCTGAACCATCCTTGGATTTTGACAATCCCATTATAATTCTCCTAGTTTATCGGTTAGTTTATCTATACTACCGCTTACATTTCCTAAACCACCTTCAATAGCACCACTAATTTTACTGCTATCAAAGTTACCTAATTTATTAGTTAGATTGCTTAGTTGTCCTTTTGATAAATTAGCTACATCACCAAGTTTACCAGTAAGACCTGGTAATTCTCCACCTAGTTTATCAGTTAAACCTCCTAGTTTATCAGTAATACCTGGCAATTGCCCACTCAATTTATCAGTCAATCCACCTAGTTTTCCTTCAAGTCCACCTAGTGAATCAGTTGCTGAAGAGAATAATCCTCCCAACTCCTCAGAAAGTTGTCCACCCAATGCACCACCAAGTCCAGTCTCAGACAATACAGAGTCAGCAATTGCTCCTCCAAATCCACCACTAAGAGCAGAGGAGAATGCACCTGCACCTTTAGTCAATGTACTAATTGAAGCATCAGCACCAAATGCTGCTTGGAGAATATTATTAGGAACATAAGAACTTGCAAACATGTTAAGACCAAAAGTTTTATGAATTAAATTACCTCTTTTTCCTGATGCAGAACAAGTATTTCCTTTCAAATGAACCCTACCAGATCCTGCAGTAATATTAACATTTCTTCCTCCGTTTAAATCAAGATCTTGAGCTGCTTTGACCATGATATTTTTAGCTGCTACATTTACAGAACCATTATCAGCATTAACAGTAATATTTCCACTAGCAGCACTTATTCTAATATCAATTTTTTGTGGAGAATTTTTATCACCAGCACGGATTTCTAATGTTTTGTCAGCAGTTATTCTAGATAATCCACCTTGAGTATGATCAATTAAGAATACATCATCATTATCATTGGTAGCATAGATTTTAAAAACTTCTGAACCAGTAGCACCAATCTGAGGATGTCCACTATCAATCCTAAAATGTGGACCTCTACAGTCAATGACTCTTCTATTGAAATTTTTTTGTTGTGCAGTCATTAGATACAGTCGATTGCGGAGATAATACCAACCTGAGTATCAGTTGGAATGTCACCAAATAAAGGTTTTAATTTAGCACCATTACCAGTATTACTCTTAACAATAATTGTAGGAAGTTCTTCATTAAATCTCAATATATTTAGAACATTAACCTGAGTAATGCTACCAGTGTCAGGATCTATGACAGGTTCGTATATAGGTGTAGTTTTACCAAATCCAGGTCCGCTAACAAATGTAGATACTCCTACTGGAGATCCATCTGGGAAAGTAACATTAATTGGAGGAATATCTGTAAATACATTGCCAGATGGACTAATGCCAGGCAGAACTATAGGATCTCCTGGTTTATATCCACTACCACCAGATTCTACTTGTATAGAAGTAATTCCTAATTGAGCAGGTGTATCATCATCTACCTGTGCAGGATAATTCTCTCCGACAGAATCCATAATAATAGCTTTTATAGTGCCATCTTCATTAAGAATAGCATGACCAACAGCACCATATCCTATATTACATTTGTCTCTAAAATTAACTATGGGAGGATAACGATATCCAGAACCTGCATTTGTAACTGTAGCACCTAAAATACTTGCAGTTCTTGTAACACCACCAACTAATTTTCTTAATCCAGGTGTATTGTCTACAAAATATCCAAGAATAGGTTTAGCAATACCACCAGATCCTCCACCACCAAATATCTCAATATACGGTCCTGTACAGTTAGATTTTTCTCCACCATAACAACCACCAGGAATTGTACCTGTGCCAGTATCTTCTAATAAACTACCATCACCAAATATATCCCACTTACCATATTTTGCCTCAAAAGCGTTAGTTAGATCAGCAGCACCCTTAGATATATTCATTGCATTCATAACATATGAGAAAGGATCATCACCTTTCTCTTCACTAGTGCCACCAACAACATATTGTTTATCTGATGGGCACTTACCGTTATTAGTTTGATTACAATCAAGGAATGAAGCAATATCCTCAATATTACCAGCAGCACTTCTTAAAAAGTCTCCGACCTTAAATCCTGGTGCGATAATTTTTGCCACCGTAGATAGAGGACCTGACATTAAATTATCAATACTATCTGTAATAGTATTCAAAAATGCACCAGTAAACTGAGCACCCATACATCCAGCATAATCTCTTCCTTCATCTATGAATCCTTTGAGTAAGTCTTCAATAGTACCACTCAATCCTTCTACCACTTTATTAGCAACACAACCAATAGACTCTTGCAAAAATGCTGTAGGAGGAACCATAGCAGTTTGTGCTGCAACTCCTGCTCTGTGAGCAGCAGTACCAGATTTTGTTGCTGCAAATACTATTCGGTAAACTGTTTGATATAATTTTTCTAATCCTTGAGAACCAAGACCCTCTAATTTATCAAAGAGTTTGGTAAACATAGTACCAACAAATTTATTTGCTTGAATCTCAACAAGATCTGATGCAGATCTAAGTTCATTTTGCAAACTAGATCCAGCTAAAGATAATTGCTTAATTTTTATACCCAAGTTCTCAACAGTATTTGCCATCTCTGAGATAGGATTACTCTTACAAGTATCCGCAACCATTACCTTAATTCCAGCACCTGTTGAGTCTGTTAAATTAGAGTCAGTAGAACTACTTGGTGGTGGTGCTGCAAATTTACTATCTTCGTTTGATTCACTTACTGGGTTTCTAGCATTGGTAGGTGTAAACTCAGTAAGTCCTGTAAAAGGTGAGAATGGTGTACTATAATCAGCATTATTTACTAGTGATGTTCTACCAAAATGTCCAATAATTAATGGTATTTGAGCAGCATCACCATCTAAGAAAAATCCAAATACAGTATCACCTTGCTGCAACTTAACCGATTGAGCAAATTGTGCTCCACCACTACCAGATGTTACAGGTAATAATACTTGTGCATATGGTAGATCTTCATTGGGGATATCTTCATTGAAAGGATGATATCCCATGATACGAACCTTATATCTATTTCCTATTCCTTCTCCTTTTGCTATCTGATCTTCCTGTGAAGCAACAGGGGGTATCTGACCGACCCACCAACGGAATCCGTCTCTGCCTAAAAATTGACTGTTGCCTAGGATAGATGCATCTAACATTAGTCGTCGTACACTCTACATTCAAATGAGTCAGGATGATTATCGCAATATACCTCTAGATTCTTATCTTCATGTCTTGTGTGCCAGTCATTAATCTTAGCACCTCCAAGATTCTCTTCGTTTTCTTCATGATCATGAAATGCTTCGTTGTGAAGTTTTAGATCATCTTCAGAGTACTCTAACATACCATGATTAACATGCTCCTTTCCATCTTTAGGATCGATATTTGCATGACTTAGATCTTGATTGGGAATTTTAGTAGTCATAGTTATTTTTCTGGGTAAAGACCATGTGAATCTCTAACGACTTGTAATGCAGTATAAGAGTTATTAGGTAGGAATAAATGAGTGAGATCCTTTATAATATATATTCCACTCATTCTATCATCTAACTCAAGTTCTTCATCAGTTGTCTTAGGGAAGAGTACCATTATAGCATCACCAGCAACTAAATTGGTGTTAGTTGGTATTGTTATAGTCATTTGTGTGTTGAATAACATACCATATCTTGTGATAGCTTGTGATGCACTATCAACAGGATCGTAATTAATTTCTGTTGATACGCCAACATCTAAGGTTCCCACATCATATACCGAACTAATAATTCTTGAAGCCATCATATTGGCTGGAATGTTATCTGGATCAGCAACCTTAGGTTCTTCTTCTTCAGGAACTCCTAAAGATGATGCTGGTTTCTCTTTGAATACAGAATTTTGTGGTTGAGTAAACTCAAAAGTAACTGGATTAAAAAATATTCTGTATGTAGATTTAACACCATTATTCAAATCAGAAAGAACATCAGAATCTTCTTTAACAGAGAATGCTAAAATTTTTGTAGCATTCTGAAAGGAATCTTCCAGAGAAGGATCTACTGACTGAGAATAATAATATTTCTCTAAATTATCTTTCCCCTCCACCGCTTTTTTTATCATATCTTCAACTGATCTAAAATGAAATCCTTTTCTAGTTTGCCAAAAGAAAAATCCAGCACTCCTACTTGTTGCTCCTACAGGGATTGCTTTGGATGCTAACCACAATATAAGTGTAAAAGGTTTTCTTAAATTGCCAATAAAATTATAAATGTTTTCGGTTTCTTCAAATGGTTCTTGTTTTAAAGGTTCTACTAACTTAACAATTTGACCAATACTTTTATCTATAGTTTGTCCATAGAATTTTCTAGTAACTCTACTTTGCTCATTACTAAGTGCCTCTCTAGAAACAAGATGTAAAGTAAAAGTTTCAGTTGCCTTATCAGATATGACATTAGTTACTTTATTAACATACAAAACACTCTCAAGATGCTCTTCTTGTTCTGCCTCTGCCTCTATAGGAGTCTTTATTTTGTAATATACTCTCTCTCCACCACGAATAGGTAAACCTTTATATAATGATTCACCATCAATAGTATTACCAGTATTAACTACATCTACTTTAGCAGTACACATTGGAGACATTAAAGTCTCAAAGTATTGTAATCTAGTAACACCACCAATTAGACTGACAGTTTTTTTACCGTCAGCCGAAGTTATAGTAAATTCTTCAAAGGTAGAAGCAGCAGTTGGTGATATTGCCATTATGAGAAATGCCTATTAAACTGATTAATTTTTTTAATTGGATTTGATGAGATTATAACCTCTGCCATCTCTCCCTCTTGACTACTATTAGCAACAACAGTTTTGCCACCATTATTTATTTTATTTTTAGGAATCTCAATAGGAACATTAACAACTTTACCTCCAGTAGGTCCTATTAAATTCATTTCATCTGGTTTAAATCTTCTTTTAAAGTTTTTTAAAAATTCTTCAGTACCCTCAATTTGCATAGCACTTGTATTGACATTAAATTTATCATGAAGAAGTACCTCAAGTTGTTGATAGTCAAAGTTTTCACCACTAGACCTTCTATCGTTGTTGTGAAGTTCTACAAATAATGTTTTTGCTTCCTCTTTGGATAGTCCATCAAGACCATATCCTGGTGGACTGAATCTTGCTGTTGTACCAAATTTTGAATACACATTCATCTTTTTCTTTGGTTTATTTTCTACTACCTCAGTATTAGTATTAGTGCCGACAAAATTAACTCCTCCATTATTATCTGCAGTAACAACTGATTCTTCTTTCTTAATGTTCGTATCACCAAGAGATTCAACTTCTGTATTTACACTTAGAGTTTCATCTAGATTTGTATTATCACTATCACCAAACTCATTAGTACCAAAAAATTCAGAAGGAGACATGCTATTTCTATCAATTTGATTATTAATAGTTTGAAAATCATCTGAACTTTCATCTGATGGTTCATATATCTCATTAACTTTTTTCTGATATTGACCTGGTGTTATTTCTCCACTATCTCTTTGTTCTTGTAACTGTTGTATTTGCGTTGATCTATCATTAGATTCTTCAACAACATCTGTTTGTGATGATGGTAATCCCTCAACGGATTCTCTGCCTTCTTTTTCTGCCTTCTCTATATCTTTTTTAAGTCTCTCTTGATCTTTTTGCCAATCCTTATTCAAAGATTGAGCAGTTTTATTCAACTCATCCATCTTCTTTTCAACCTCGTCTTTCTGTCTCTCAAATCCAAACTGTTTTCTTATACCAGATATCCAATCTTTAACTGTTGATATAACTACCTTACTAACTCCTCTTACTTTATCAATAAAATTCTCTACCCAGTCTTTTACATTTTTTAACCACTCAACAACTTTTTGTATTTCTTCAATAAGTTTTGGTAAATTAGTAACAAGAAATCCAACCAACAGGGCAGCAGCAGCACCAAATAATCTCTCCATGAAAGATTTACCTGCAGCAGCAACAGCTGTCACTCCTTTCCCTATAAAACTTTTCTTTTTCTTCGATTCTATCATTTTCTCCGAATCTTCCTTCTTTTTCTTCGCAAACATTCTTCGGAGAAATCCTTGTTTTTTTGTAGTTGCTTTTTTATCTCTCTTAACTTCCTTACCTAAAGCTTTACGAATACCTTGAGTGGTTTCTCTGATAGCAAGAATACCAACCCCAATTTCTAATATATCATCCTTAGTAGGCATTAAATTTGCCATTAGTCAAACACCCCATAATTAAATGAAGCCAAATCTGTATAGAAATTATCAAGATCTTTTATATGGAAAGATGGTAAATCTGTAGAAGCACTAAAACTAGTAGTGGTTATATCAGAAACAACTTCACTATCATCCATACTAACATCAAATGGAACTATGCTTATCTTATCACTAAAAGAGTCATAACTAGAAAGATCATTTGATAATGCTAAATTTGAATTTGCAAAAGCATCGGCAGATCCACTAAAATCTATTGCAGAATTATTGTTATTTTTAGATAAAGAAGCAGTGTTTGCTGGTTTAAAAGTTAAATTAGGATCAAACTTGTTTAAATCTTCTTTTAGATCAGTATTAAATGTTCCTAAACTATTGAAATACTGGATAGCTTTTCCATCTCTAAGTCCTGATACACCTTCTTTCATTTGATCACCAGTCAAGATAGGACCTGGTTTTACAAATTTTCCCCACCAATCAGATCTATAAAGTAAATCGGGTATGTTGTTTTTCAACATGATCAAATCCAGTAAGTTTTTACCATCATTTGTCATCTCTTTTCTTAAACCTTTAACTGAATCCAAATATTCAATCATCTTTGCCTTATGCATTGATTGTTGATCCATTAAAGAATTAATTGTAGTTTGTATATTTTCTGGTAATTCATCAAGAGTTGTCTTACCATCAAATAATGTTGTTATTTCTCTTGCTAATGCGAAAAACTTAGCCCACTCACCTCTAAACTTGTCAATAAGTTCTGGTATATCTTTCATTAACTTAGCATCTTCTTCTTTCATCTTTGAAGGATCAAATTTATCAAATTCACCTCTATAAGATTTTTTAAGATCATCTTCCATTTCAAGATACTCAGATCCTTTAAAAGAAAAATATAATTTAGCTTTGTTTAGTCCACCATTTTTGTTAAGTAATTGAGGATTATCTTTTAGAAACTGAGACATCTTTTCTTTTTGTTCTCCTTGCCATTGTTCTATACCAACCTCACTAATTCTCGTAATCGAATCTTGTGTCATCTCATTATAAGATCCAACACCATCCGCATTGGCACCAAATTCTCCTCTAAGCATTTTGTAAAGCATTGTTCCTGTATATGTCAATGCTACAGCAGCAATAATTCCTAACCAAACATAAGGATTACCTAGCATTGCTAAAATACCACTGAATGCTCCACCAACACCAAGACTACCTATCATACTACCTATTGCACCAGAAATAAGAGGTAATCCCACATTTATAGCGAGAAATATTCCTGCAGCTGCACCTAAAATTAATTTGATATCTTTTTCTAATTGTTTAAGAATACTTTTATCCCCATCCATCCATGCTTCTATACCTTGTAGACCTTTCATAGCAATCGTACCTATACCCAATACACCAAGCACTTTGATCAATCTGTCAAAGATACCCATTGTGGAAGTCTTTATCTTTTCTATTGGTTTAAGTACTGCATTATTCAAAATTCCCTCAAGAGCTTTTTCTGCTCCAGATTTTTTTCTTTCATCCTCATCTTTTTGCTGTTGTTTTATATCTGCATCATCTTCTTTTTTCTCATTCAATGCTTGTGCTTTCAGTAAATCAGCAATTGTCCCTAAATTTTTATGAATTGCAAAAATATTTTTACTAAGTCCTACAAATGCTTTTGACGATCTTGTACCCTCAGAATTTCCAGCAAGATCCCTATCAGTAGATGCTCGTTGTCGATCAGTTCTACTAGATTTTGGAAATACTCTCTTAGGATCTAATGCCATTAACCCTTAGCTTGTTGATTTTTTAGATTCTCTTCTTCAATGTATTGTTGGAGGAGACTAATGTATATATCTCGCTCCCAAGGAATCATGTTTTCAATATCACTCAAACTATATTTATGATGCTGCATCAAGGCGAAATTAATCTTGTAATACGCCACGATGTCTTGGTGCAGCATCCCTAACTGAAAAAAGCGGCTAAACCCTCCAACTTCACATCACTTTCTATACCTGTTTTAGGATTGACAATAGTAATAGTATGCTCTAGTTTAGGCATAGTATTAAAAAACTTTTCAACCTGCTTAAATGCATTTGATGGTAATGTCTCTACAAATGCCAACCATTCTTTTTTAGAATGATCTTTTGCAGACCATGTTTCCTCGTCTGTGAAAATCATCTCTATGCAAGAGGCAATGACATCAAATGAAGCAGTTACTTGATCACTTTCTCCAAAATTTTGATTAACAAACTCAGTAAGAGAAGGATATCTCATTCTAAGAGTCAAATTATCATCTAATTTAATGTCTCTATTATGCTCTGGATCAGTCTTAACTCCTATTTCATCAATACTTACTGTTACAGGAACTTTAGTATCACCATCATCGGGACAAGTTGCCATGACCTCAATAGTTTCACCAACAGATTTACCACGAACATGAAGAAACAGATATTCAATATCAAATGTAGATAACTTATCTACTCTAATTCCACGAGTATTGATACATGCAGTTAGAACATCTTTAATTGCTCTACCAACTTGATCCATATTGTCACTTTCCATTGCCATAACAAGAACTTTTTCTTCTTTGACTAGGAAAGGTCTATATGTAATTTTTTTACCCGACGAAGGAATATTTAAAGTATAGGTCGGGGTAACAATTTTAGGTAATGGCATCAGTATTTCCTCTAAGAACTCCACAGAAGTAAGCAACTGCAGATTTGAACGCATTACCATCCAATTCATCAAACATGAACATATTTAAACGAAATGCGTAATTTGCTTCAGTAACGATAGCAGATACTTGTGATTGTGTCACAGGCATTTTATTTAGTGTGGCACGATATGTGTCTTTAAACTCCTTTTTATTTTCTATGGCAGGAAACTTATAGAAGTCTAAACCACCATCATTTAACTTTAGAGCTTTCTCAGCAATATTTTTAAGAATCTGTCCACCAGATAGATCTCCAAGATACCTTGTATAATGATGTCCTACGAGAAGTTCTGGTTCCTCATGAGCAACCTTTGCAATACGATCAATGTATTGTTGACATGCTTTTGAGGGATAAATGGTATCTCTCCAGTCAGCACCAAAGAAATATTCACAGTCTTTTGCCAATGCATCATGACGATAAAGTTCTTTGATATCTAAAGATCCAATAAGAGGATCATCTTTTAATCTTCTAACTTCTGCTTCTATTGTGTGGTATATAAAATAATAATTAGCAACAAGTTGTCTATACTTTTCTTTGTTTACTACACCACGAAGAAAGGAAGAAACAAACTTAGTATTCTCTGCAGCAGAGTGAGATTGTTTAGTTCCTACTTTTAAATCTTTGGCAAGTCCCATATAATTATAAGCACTACCTTATATTATAACACATCTTAGGCAATATCACTATTATCCGATGCGAAAAGTGCCTTTTTCACCACAATAGAATCATTCTCTGTCCCATTCACAGTTATATCACCATTTTTTAAACCTTTATATTCAACACCACCTGTGTTACCCTGAGTAACCAAATCGTCATTAGTAACACTACCTTTATTACCTACAGGATTACTTGCATGATCTAAGAAATTCTTAGGATATGGGTTATTAGGATTACCATTATTTTGATTAGTCCTAGTGTCTTGTCTTCTAAGATTACCAAAGAAGTATCTATCATAAGAAAATGAAACTGATATTTCTAAAATTTGACTTGTATCGTAATTAACTGCAACAGGAGTGATATTAACTGGAAATGAATTCAAAAAAGTATATTCTACACTATTACCATGATTTTTATCAAATTTCTTTAAATTTAGAGTATCACATTTATATTCTGCAGGATATTGCATCCTATGATAGTATGCTTTTCTACTTCTACTAGCACTTGCTCCACTTGATATAAATTCTTGCCATAGTTCAAAGAACCTAAGCACTCTATAATCATCATCAACTATAAAAGTAAATGATGTGTCGGTATATATTCTTGTATGAGCATACTTTTGATTGATACCCATATAGTTTCCATTAACCTGAGCTGTAGCATATGCAGTTCCTGGCAACGATGCAGATCTGCATAGTAAACCTAAATCTCTGAAAACAAATGCATTATCTATAGTATCATCACTTTTTGTCTTGATATATGTCAACAATTGCCAAGGCAATGCTGGAAATGACAACTCATAATGACTAGTCGTTGCTACTTTCGTAAACAACGGTAAGATATCAGAAGTTCTTCTTAATCTTGGTGATCCGTCTCTTGACACAATAAATACCTAAAGAGGTTATAGTAAGATGGCTTATTCAGGTAAGTTCAGACCTATTAATATTGAAAAGTATAGAGGGAACCATCTAAACATTATTTATCGTAGTTTGTGGGAACGCAAGTTTATGAAGTACTGTGATAAGAATCCTAACATACTAGAATGGGGTAGTGAAGAGATAATTATCCCATATCGTAGTCCTTTGGATAATCGTATTCACAGGTATTTTCCAGATTTCTATATTAAGGTTCGTGAGAACAGTGGTCAAGTTAAGAAGTATATCATAGAGGTAAAACCAAAGAAACAATGTATAGAACCACAAGTTAAGAAAAGAAAAACTAAGGCATATGTCCGTGAAGTATTTGAATACGCTAAGAATCAGGCAAAATGGAAAGCAGCAAAAGATTATTGTCTTGATAGAAGTTTAACTTTTAAAATTTTAACAGAGGATCATTTAGGGGTATGAGCAGACTACAACCTATAATTGATGAGATGGATGGTTTAGAAGCACCAGATGATCTCATGTTAAAAATTACAGAAGTATTAACAGATATAGAAATTATCCCCGAACCAGGAAATTATTATACTTTCATATACAGAGCAAAAACACCCAACATTAGATATGATGAATTTCCTCTAATAGCCTGTACTGAAGTGCAAAGATGGGGATTCAAGGGATTTAATTTTCACTGGGGTACAATGAGAAATTATACTTGGGAAGAGGTTTTGGGACAAATGCATGTCGTTTTATCTAATGAAATTGCAGATGCTAGGTCTATACCTTATGCTAAATTTAGAATGTCGCTATAAATAAAAAAAATTAAATATTTGACCTTATGCTTTCCACTCAATATCGTTTGAGGTTGGCAGCAATCTGTAAAGATATCGCTGCAGGAACCGATGTTAGTCTAGATGACATGATCTGGGCAGAAAAATTATCCAAAGCAAATACGAGTGCAAGAGGTATGTTAAAACAAGCAAGAAGGTTGAGCACAAATCCAAATGATTCTTTTCTCAATAACTTGAATATAGGAGACCCCGATTCAAGTAATCACCGTAGGGGTTTCGGGTCACCAGATGAGATCGTAGATTGGTTCCACCAAGAGAGATCAGACGACTGGCGACAAAGAGACTAAATAGATAAGTAGAAAATAGTATTTCTCGTGCCTTTAGGTTTAGTAAAAAAAGGATTAAAGTTTGGTAAGAATGCCTTGATGAATGGTTTGTCCACTCCATCAGGTAGTTCTGGTACAGGCAATAGTTACATACTCAGATATCCATATGATATTATGGATGCTGAGACAGACTACTTTTTAATAGAAGCACTAGAATATAAAGGAGGTGGAACTCCTAATCTTTCGGGTGGTGCTGGAGCATTTCAGAAACTTAAAGCTGCTAAGTCAGAAAGAAATTTTATTCTTCCTGTGCCTAATGGAATAGGATCAAAGAATAATATCGGTTGGCAAGGTGGAAATATGAATGCATTAACAGGAATTGCTGCTGGTGCTGTTGATCAATTTTTAACTCCAAAAAAACTTGAAGGTAATGAGAGTATATTTAAAACTTTTGTAGAAGGTGGCAGAAATGCTGGATCATACATAAACGATCAAGTATCTAATGCTGGTTCTGATACAACTCGCATAAGAGAATTTGTAAAAGCAAAAGCAGCATCTGCGGTAATAAATGCAGCATCAGGTAGTAATATCAATGCCAATCAAATAATGGCAAGGCAGTCAGGTCAAATAATAAATCAAAACTTAGAACTACTCTTTAATAGTGTATCATTGAGACCTTTTGGATTTAGATGGGATATATCTCCTAGAGATAAAACAGAATCAAAAATAGTCAAAGAGATGTTTATGCAATTAAAAATGCGTTCCGCACCTAAGAGAGTCAAAGGTGATATGGCATTTCTTAAGAGTCCTGATGTTTTTAGAATTTCTTATAGAAAGGGAGGTGGTGTACATCCCTTCTTAAATAAATTTAAAATATGTGCTCTAACCTCTGTAGGAGTTAATTATACTGGATCTGGTCAATACTCAACATATGATGATGGCACACCAGTTCACATGAATTTGGATTTAGCATTTACTGAATTGGAACCAATATACAGAGAAGATTACGAAGAGTCTTTCATCGATTTCTAATGGCAATAACTTACTTCAATCTATTACCCAACTTCAAATACCTCAGTCCACTAAAAGAGGGTGGAAAGAGGGATCAATATATTGAGGTTAAGAATCTTTTTAAAAGAATAAGACTCAAAAGTGAGGTATTTCAGTTTGCTTTAAGTTTTAATGATTATATTATAGATGATGGAGAGAGACCTGATATAATAGCAGAAAATTTATATGGAAGTCCAAATTATGACTGGGTAGTTTTACTATCTGCTAATATTATTAATGTAGAAAATGAATGGCCAATATCAGAGGGTCTTCTATGGGATGTTGCGTATGAGAAGTATGGAGAAAACTTAAATGCAGTTCACCACTACGAAACTAAGGAAGTTAAAGATAGTGAAGGTAGATTGATACTACCTGGCAAATTAGTAGTAGACTCAGATTTTACCATCCAAGATCCAAACAATTTTAATTTAACAATCAATCCAACTTGTTCTATAAGCAATTGGTTAGTAGAAACAAGAAAAAACAATGAAAAACGAGCGATTAGGGTAGTCAAAAGAGAATACCTTACTACACTCGTTAATGATACTAAGAATTTAATGCAATATCAAAGTTCGTCTCAGTTCAATACTAAGACTGGTAAAGTTGCTTCTAGTAATATTGCTTAAAGTAGAGATTCTAAGTCAGCAACTGTAGTCGCTGATGAAATACTTGAATAGGGAACTGCAGGGTTAGATTTAAGTGATGCAGACTCTCCCTTCATGTCTGCTATAGTTTTTATATCTGTGTTTTCTTTTGCTATAGCAATATATTTTGCTTCTAATTCTTCTTGACATAAAGTTTTAGCAGATGCTATATCTACCTCTACTGATTTTGAACTATGATTATACTTCCATGCATTTCTCCAATGGTTTGAAGGTAAAGAACTATTATCTACCAATGAATATTCACTAGCACTAATATCTTTTGCGATGATGTCTTGGTCAGACAGCATGCATTGTTCTGACGGAATAACTACACGACAGAAACCATCAGATCCATTGTAGACAATTACTTTATCTCTTGCCATGATTAGTCAGTCAAGGTAGATGCTACTATACTTGTTGCGTCTGGAAATAAATGCAGTACTCTAGATTTCGCCTTTGTATCATCCTCTGCATACATTTCTATTTTTCTAGTGTCAGAACCTACATTGAAGGTTACTGCATACCTATTTGCGGAATAAGCCATTAAATTAATCGTTAAAACAAAAAAGGAGAGGTTATCCTCTCCTTTATTTATATGTTACTCTTCAGCTAAACGCTGGAAGTATGAAAGTGCTTCATCGCCTTCATCAGAAGAACCAATACTAGTGGCTACCTCTTCTTCGGGTCTTGGGGGCAATTCCTCAGATGCAACTTCTTCGTCAAATGCTTGACTTACAGTTGATTTTTTATTACCAAGGACATAATCAAACCTCTTTTTCAGTTCGTCATAAGTTTTGAACTGAGAGGCATCGGTAATCTCAGCGAGTGAGTATTCCTTCTTCCATACTTCTTCCAATGCTTTATCATCATCAAGAAGAGGAGATGCAGCAGCGAATTCAGAACTATCATAGTTCCAGTATCCTGCTACTTTCTTGATCTTAACTTTGAAGTTAGCACCTTGCCAGAAGTCAAAAGGATTGATTGGAGATTCATCCTCAAACTCAGGTTGCATTGCTGCCATTATCTTATCAAAGATCTTCTTACCAAACTTATAAAGGAAAACTTTTCCTTCATTATCTGGGTTGGAAGGATCCTTCACAACATAGATGTTAGTATAATATGATAACTTACGCTTTTGATTGCGAGCAATTTGCTTGTTAGCGTCAGAACCAGAATTCCATAATTCAGTATTGTATTCTGAAACAGGATCTTTACCACCAACAGTGGTTAAAGAATTTTCAATATACCATCCACCTGGACCTTGAAATGCATGTGAATACAGTTTTGCCCAAGGAAGATCTTCCTTATCTGGTGCAGGAAGAAAACGAATAACTGCGTAACCGTTACCTGCTTTGTCAACCTCTGGTTTCCAAAGACGCTCATCGGCACCGTTACCTGTTTTATTGGTCTTCTCGACTTCTTTAACAAGTTTTGCTGTTAGAGAACCGAGGGATGATTGCTTTTTAAGTGATGCAAAAGACATAGATTTGGCTTTTTGTTAGATTTGGCTTTTGTACTGGTCTATTATAGGGCGACAGTGCTCCCATGTCAACTAAAATTCTTGCGAAGGTTTATTAGAGTATCCTGCATGTTTTTGAACAAGAGATCAGGATTAACATCTTTAGGAAAACCTACTAATTGTGCAGATTGATGAATTTGATCCATCATATCCTTAGCACGAGGATCATCAGATAGTTTTAATCTCATATAAAAATTTCTTTGCTTCTCTAAAAGAACCTCTAATTGATCAACATGTTCCATCTTCTCTTTATGAGTCAATTTTTCAAATGCGAAAATCTTTGAATAGATATCTTCTTGCATTTGATTGATCTCTTTTATAGAGTCTTGAACTTGCTCGGAGGCAAAGAAATCTGTCATAATACTAGTATTTATAAGGGTAGTTTAGCACGAGTAGTCTTTTTCATAAAATTAAGATTAATAGCATCTGCCTTTAATTTCTCCTTTAGTGGTTTAGAAATTAATTTAGTAACAGAGTCAACTTCAATGCTATTTTTGTCACAAAATTGAACTATAGCATCGATATAATTTACTTTTTCTTCTAATACAATTTTCTCTACTTCAAGAGAAAATTTAGCAGCATTCATGAATTTTTTATCTAATGCTTTGGTTAGTTCATTTTCCATTTAATTCTAATTGAAAGTCTAAAAAGTTTCTAATGTAATGTACAAGTAATTTCATATATTTCTTCTTATTACGCTCTTCATATACTTTACAAGTTCCATCCTCACATGTCATTATTATAACAAGTTTTTTAGCAATTTTGCCAGTCTGTTCATAGTACATAGCAGCATATGCCATTGCTTGAACAAAATAACCTTCAATCCATTTTCTTGGTTTAGGTGCTTTAGAAGTCTTAAAGTCAATAATTGCTAATTCACCATCATGCTCTGCGATACAGTCAACTGTCCCTGCAACACCTAATTCTTTACTAAAGAGAGAACCTTCCAGTGCATGAATATTGTCAATTCGATTCAATTCTGGTTTTGCTATCTTAAAAAGAAAATCTGATATTGGTTGTACTTCTGGTAGAGTTTCTTCATTAAGAAGATAATGCTCTATCACAGTATGAGTATCAGTTCCACGAGATGTTGCTTTCGCAGTAATTTCATTTGCTTTTTCCTCACCAACTTTTTTTCTCCAAGTAGCAAACTTTGCTCTATTGTAGAAAGAAGTTACTGAAGTGATAGAAACTAATTTTAGTAATTCGTCATTATCAGGAACTTGATAATATCGAACGCCATCAACATTTTCCCTCTCTAATGGAGGAAGAACAACAGGTACATGATTAAACATTACATATTAAGTGCTAATTTAGTCTTCAAATATTCCTTACAAAGTCCAGAACGAACAATGTCATCAACATCAAATTCAATCATAGAGAAAGATTCCATTTGCTCAAGGATTTTCATGAAATCAAGAATTCCATTCTTTTCATTCTGTTTTATAAGGTCAGTTTGTGCAGCGTCACCACAGAAATGAATTCTACAGTTTTCACCCACTCTTGTTATTATACTATCTAATTCATGAAAATTCAAGTTTTGGCATTCATCTATGATGATAATAGAATCATCAAATGTAGTTCCTCTAAGAAATGATGTAGACCAGAATGAGATAGTTTCTTGTTGTTTAAGATTGCCATACAACATTTCAAAGTCTTGATCTGTAGGCATCTTAAACATATACTTTACCATATTCTTATAAGGAATCTGATAAAGGAATGATTTATCCTCATGATCACCTGGTAGGAAACCAATCTCTCTTGTAGAGACCAGACTACGAACGATATAAACCTTGGTATAAGGTGTCATTTCATTCAATACATCCTTAAGAGCATTGTACAGAACAATAAAAGTTTTACCAGTCCCTGCTGCACCATAAGTAAAGATATTTTTACCTCTGGCATAATCATTAAAGAGTATTTCCTGATTAGGTGTTAGAGGTTTGATATCTACGAGAAGATCATTATTAATAGGTTTTTTTCTTCTCATTTGTTTGGCAGTCAAACCAGCACCAACTTTATTATCACGATGTTGACTATTAGTATTCCTTCTTTTTTTAGTTGTCATATTAGTCGAGTGTTAGTTTTTGACGATTTTGACCTGTTTTTTGTGCTCTCCCTAGGATCTCATTCCAACCAGGTTTATTTTTTCTAAGTTTATCTTTCCACTCGCCGACCTCTCCTACACCAGGCATTGTTGATGGATCAGAATAGTCTCTTTGCCAGTCTGGATTGTCTTCTGTCCATTTAGTCCAGTCATGAACACTCATCACAACTTCTTTTTGTTCTCCAGTTTCTTTGTTAATTACAGGATAGGTAGCCATAAAAGTTTACATGGGATAGTTATTTAGAGTATGACAAGATTGTCATCATCCACATGAATGAGATTCTTGTATGTCACTAGATCAAAGGCAATACTGATTCTAGGGATATCAGATTCATGAACAGATGTATAATGTGTCAAATAATTGGGAAACAATGTAATTTCACCAGGTTTATTCTCTACAGGATAATCTTCTTGAGTATATGGATGTGTATATGAAGTTGATGTATTGTCGGCAGTTACGCAAAAGTGTCCACCAAGATAAGAATGTGGATGTGTAGAATGTGTATGCTTTTGGATCTGTTGACCTTTACGCATCACATTTGCCCAACATCTAATTTTTAAGGGTGGTGGTTCAGTACCAATTACTTGAGCAAAATACTCATCATGAAAAATACGAATTTCTTGATGTAATTGTACTATATCAACTTCCTGCCATTTTAGCACATTAAAGTGTTTAAATCTAGCAGTTAAACTATCTGCACCTAATCCAGTATTGCCATCATCATCTCCAGAGTATTTTTCTATTATTTCTTTCTCTTTCTGTAAAATTATCTTAGCAATATTTTCTGTATTAATAATAATTGATTTAATCGCAATACTATAATCCCAAACTGGAGCAAAGGGGGTTTCTGGAGACTCACTAACAAAACGAATTCCTTTTGTCATGACCAATTCAATGCCTTAGCAACAATAGGAAATTCTTGAGAAAATATACCTTTTATCTCATTTGCAATATCCATATGTTCCTTTTGTGTGCCATGACCACTTCTAAGGTCTATGTAATGCACCCAAGAGCGACAGGAACCTGTCATATAGAGTTTTGTAGGGGTTGCTAAGGGTAACACAAAACGAGCACACTCCTTGGCAACTCCTTGGCGAATTAGTTCGTTGTATAAATCTCTTGCTGCTGCGAAATGTAATGCTATTTCCTTCTGCAAAAAATCAACTTGTTTAGTTGGTACATCATCAATAGAATTTTGTCTATTTTTAATATCTTGTCTACGAAGTTCTGGTAAAGGTATATGACCTAAGTGATTAGTATTAGCATACCTTTGACTAAATTCTTGAAAGGTAAAAGATCTATGACGCAAAATTTGAGCAGCAAGACCCCTTGTTGTTTCAATTTCTACCGTCATAAATGCTTGCTCAAAGACCGACCAATGACCGTGCTTTATGCAATATTTTAATAATCCATCGACCTCTGGGTTGTCTTGATTTTTTGGATTGCTTACTCTCGCTATGTACCCCATCAATTTCTCGGCATCTGGGGTCGTCTGGATTAATTTTACATTCATGCTCTAATTGTTTTCTCATCATTTTAGCATACTTTACCTCTTCTGGTGTATACCAGTTTCGATGGTGTTTTGCTCTTTTAATCAGTTTTTTCGCTGCCTTCTTGTCTTTCATGTTTTCCGTAGTACGCATTAAAATACGATACTAATCCGCTAGTGGTTGTTTGCTTGGAACACCAATCGTCAGCACACTCATAAATCGCACGATTTGTATGAGTATCGCCAAAATACATAAGCAGCAATTTGAGAGTTTGTTCTCTAATCTGCGTATCCATCGTCATCATCGTAGAGTTCATAATCTTGTGATTTTGTGGTTCTTGCTACAGTGGAATATGCATCCTCTGCTTGTGATGAACCGTACATGTCAAATCTATCAGCATTCATTTCATCAGCTTTAGCATATGCTTCTTTATCAGAGTATACTTCAGCCTCTAGTTCTGATAGAACTTGTTTTAGCATTAATACCATGCCTTTTAAAACTTGGCGATCCATAGCTTTTAATATAATTTATAAAAAAGAGGGTGTAATAACCCTCTTTTAGTGTCAATTGAAGTTAACTCTTAGAAGCAAACTTCCTAGCAACTTTGATGCCACGATACATTAGATCGTAGTTTCTCCGTTGTTGATCTTCTTCGAGTATCTTTTTTGTATACTCTTCGGTGTCATACTCGACACCACGATAAGTGACTTTTGCCATTTGGTTTCTCCTGTTGGTTGGGATTTTACTCCGTTCCTTCAGTCGGCTTTTGCGTCCTCTGAAAAACAATCTGGATCTGTGTGTGCAACAATAACCTCTATTACTTCCAATCTCTCGGTTGTATTAGGATGATCGGCAACAGAGTCTAATAGTTCAGCAGTATGCTCACAACTAAGTGGAGCACCGATAGCTATTAGACTAAGCAGAATGTGGTACATAAGGATGAACGAACCCCGTTCCGAGTCGGCTTACTTGCGTCCCCCAAGGGGGATGAACGCTGTATGTTAATATTAACACACTTTAAGTATATATGCAACCAGTTTGGTAATGTAGGATACAGTTTTATAAAGGTTTAATATTCTCTCTTGATTCTTTAAGCATTTTATATGCGTGATTATTATATTTTGCTAATTTCTCTGCCCAGATCATGTCATCCAGTGTAACTGTTCTTCCATTTACGATTTCAACGCAAATGTCGATGAGTTTCATTCTTTGTTTTGCTGAAAGCATTTTTGAAATCCTGTGGCACAAAAAATTTGCGGAGATTTTTTTCCCGATTATCTGAAAAAAGAGTTCGGTTTTCCCTCAGGGATGCATTCCAAAACCTTTTCTCTTGGGAACCAACCCAACTCACGCAGGGCAGTAGTATCGGCACATGTTATGTCTCTTTCGCCTGGTGTATGTTCTTTGATAGGTAGATTAGCATAACCAAATGCCTCTGCCAATTCTTTAACAGTTATAGTCTCACCTGTTCCCACATCAATGTGTCCAGTATATGTACTAGACATCAGATAACAAATTGCTCTAGCGACATCCTTAACATGAATCCAATCTCTTTTATGATTGGTAATATATTTAACATTATTGTCCTGCAACATTCTGAATAGCATATCAGATCTACTATTCTCACCATAGACAGTTTGGAATCTCATCCCAACACTATTGGGTGGTGCTTGTAATTCATTGACCTTCTTGGTAATACCATAAGGATTTTGCCACCACTCCTCTACCTGTGCTGAACTAGCATAGAGTAGTCTGACATTATATTTCCTACAATATTCAAAGATAGGTTTAGATTTCTCTACATTATTCTCCCAGAATACATCAGGGTTATCTAAACTGCCTCTGATATTAGCAAATGCTGCGAGATGTATGACATAATCATACGGTTTATCGAACATACCAATTTCAGACTGAAAATCCCCAACATCATCGGGGAAATCCATACCATCAACTAGGTATCCATAACCTGCATCATGTCTAAGGTGGTCAAAGACATAACTGCCAATGAATCCCTTATGACCTGTAACTAATATTTTTGTCATCTAACACGATTTCCCCATTCAACATCAGGATATGCTTCCTTGACTGTGTTGTGGGTTATCCTGTATTTCTTCTTAAGATCTTTATCTTTGACTAAGCAAATAATTTCTGCCTCATCAGGGTGTAATGACTCCAACAACTCTATAAAGAGAGACTCTCTTCTAGTTCTTTTAAGTCCATCGTTTCCACCCTTAACATAATTGTAAAGAGTCCTGTACTGACTAGAAAGTTTACTCTGAGCGTCTACAGTTGGTGCATCATTTGGTTTGTAAGGCACCTCTCCCTCTGGTAGCATACTTTCAATGCTATCATCAAAATTCCAAACAAACAATGATACTAATGCTGGTGATCTATAATCTTGAAGGATTTTAATCTTCTCCTTCTTTGTTTTAGCACTGTGTACTGCTTGTAAGATTTCAGATTGTAATGGTTTTGGTGGTAATTTAGCCATAATAATTTCAAGGTTTACTTCTCTTCTGGTTCAGCGTCATCATCTTCAGTTATTGTTGGATCATATCTGAATGATATTAAATCACTCAAGTTATAGTTTCCATTTTCATCAAACATCTCAGGATGCATTGTAGGTTGAACTGGTTGCTTATCATGATGATACATCATGTATTCTCTTAGTACCCATCCTAGCATAGAACCGACTAAAAGTGAACCCACTATAAGAAATGATGCAATAGCGATGGTTAATGCTATCATTTTTCTACCTCCTCAGGAATATCTTTTTTTATGTCCAGAGATAATTCAAGATTAAAATGCAGTTCTCTATTAAAGAAACGAAGCATGTTACTAAAATTATACTGAAATGATTTTGGTTTAGGTGGTTTCTTGCCTCCCCCAAGCATAATTCCTACGCCTCTATTTAGTGGAATTTCTGATAGGTCGTTTTGCTTAGACAAGTTGTTTCTCCTTGAAGTATTTCACAGTTTCTTTTGCACCTCCTATAAGTTCGGCAGGTGCTGCAACAACTTGTGGAAAATATTTTGTTTTGAATTGAGATTCAAATTGGTCTATATCAAAATCTCTATCTAAAGTATAAATTACATGTTCTTGTTTGGCAAGTAACATTAAGTCTTTAACGAGTTCACAATGCTTACAACCATCCATTGAGTAGATTATGAAGGACATTAAATTGATACCCCTAAAAATATTATATAGCCTTCCATATACCTCTGACAGATGGTGCAATATGATCAAGATTTGCTGCTATACAAATTCTACTTCCTGTATGATCACTAGGTACAAAATGATCTAGTGCTGCTGGAAATGCTATGACTAATCCATTCTCCACAGGTCTACATGTTTCTCCTATACAAATAGGTGCAGAGTCCTCTTTAACATCAACATAATAAACGACTGCCATAGTTGATGGGAAATGATTATGATATTTTGTTCCTTCATTAGCTCCATATGTCATAGCCCACATATTAACACAGTCGAATTGACCTTCAGTGTGCCAATACTGTGAGGCAATATTAAAAACAAACTTCTCAAAGTATGTTTGAATATCAGAAAACCTTGGATCAGTATGATGAATGTTCCAATTAGATCTCCAATTAGCACCTACATTATTATCCTTTGTAGTTTTTTCAAATTCTTTTTTGTGATCTAAGATAGATTGTTTATGTTCAGCAAGATGTTCCGTCCAACTTGTCTCGAAGACAGGAAGTTTAACATCTACCTTTGCAATTTCTACTTTAGTGGGCATACTTTGTCAATGTTCATAGCGACTGCGATTCTCCTACCTTTAGTGGTAGGAACATGATGGACTACATTACCTGGAAATAGAACTAGTAATCCTGGTTCTATGTTTACTTGTTTATCTTCAAGGAATATTGGAGCAACATCCTCTTCAACATCAATATAATAAACACAAGACCATGATGATGTAAAATGATCATGCGGTTCAGCATGTTCACCTGCTTCCATCACTACTGCCCATAAAGATACTACTTTAAAGTCAGCGTGTGTATGGAAAACATTGTCCATTATATAGTTTAGCACATGTAATACATAATCGGCAACTGGTTGAAACCTGTCATCAGTTTCCAATGTATCCCACTTAGTCACCCAACACTTAACAGAATGACCTGCAGTTTCATGGGAGTCTATAATTTCTGGATCTTTATCTCTTTTCTCTAATATAATATCTTTTAAATATGCAGTGAGTTTAGGGTCTCCACCATACACTTCAAAGGTTGACACTTTAACATCAACCTTATCATGTACTATTTTTTTAGATGTAGGTTGGTTCTCCATCTTGTCCACCCAATGTCATAATACTAAGTTCACCCAAGTCTTCAAGGGCAGGAATACCATTATACACCCTAACAGTATAATTATCAACTGTTCTGTCACTAATTCGTAAATTAACGATGCCACCTGGAAAGGCATTAGTACCAGAAGCAATTCCTATGACTGCATAGTTAGTGTCTGCCATAGGGTCGGCAAAGTTTACTTGGTAAACACCTGTAGATACTTGCTCAATAGAACTTACATTATGTGATCTATCGCCAGGTACATAATCACTGTTACCAACACCTAAGTTTGTATTCAAATACCAAGAGGTAGCACGACCCTCAAACATTTGAGTGTATGTGCAAGTCTTAAGACCTGATGTGTTTTTAAACTCACCAACCTTAGCAACTCTATTCATCTCAGGATTGAATACCTGAACAGAGTTACCCATAGATCCATACTCAGTGCCAACACCTGCACCATAGTAGAATAAGTCTGGAGTTTGTTCAGTAACTTCTATCTCAGTGTATGAACCAGTCTCAGTAACACCCTGAGTCATCTGACTTGGATTGGTAGTACCTATACCAATTGAAGTAACACCAGATGGATGATAGTATAACCTGATTGGATAGTTAGATTGCTGTGCAGCATTCTCAAATCTATAAGTCTGACCTACCTCAAATCTTAGATAGGGTGACTCATAACCTTGAATATTGATTGACTTATCAGATCCAATACCAATGTACCTATGTCTTGTAGTTTTAGTACCGATAGTAACAGGTAATGGTTTGAATGGATTCTCATGTTCAGTGTAAAGATTCTTAGCAGTGTCTGCTGCACCAGTTAAGGTAGAGAAACTAGCAGCAGATGCAAAGGTAGCATTGGTTGCCTGAGATGCAAGACCTGCAAGTGTGGCAAAGGTTGCAACACCACAAACGATTGCTTCAGATGCAATACCAGCAAGAGTAGCACGAGGTGCCTCTACAATAGTAGCAGTAACAATACCAGCAGAGATAGGTGATACATCTATACCAGCAGCAAAGTTAATTGTACCAGCAGTACCAACAGCAGATCCACTATCCTGAACAATAACACCACTACCTGCAGCAACAATGTTAGTTAATTCTGAACCATCACCAATAAATTTTGGTGCTGTTATGTTATTGCTAACATTAATTGTTGCGTTGGAATCTAATTGACTTGCTGTATTAGCAGTGACAGCAGTTTGTGAAGTCGTTGCATTAGTAGCAGTGGTAGCAACGGTGGCAATACCAGCAACATCAGCATAATTTGATTTAGCAGCAAGTGCAACAGCAACTCCATCAGCAAGACTGTTTGCAGTTTCAGCAACACCCACAGTATCTGATCCTTCTATTAATGCAACACCATTGGTGACAGTTGCACTTATATTATTTCCAAAGTTAATTGTAGCAGCAGCACCAACAATAGTACCACCATCCTCAACTTGAACACCAGATCCAACAGCAGTAACACCAGTTAATCCTGTTCCATCACCAGAGAATGCTTGAGCAGTAATGATACCAGTAGTGTTGACATTAAGGTTAGATCCAATACCAGATGGTCCTGGATCTTGTGGAATAGAATGAGCAACAAAGGTTAAGTTAGGTTTAGAACCACGAACAATTACACTCTGTCCATTAGAAAGAGCAAGGTTGTCGATTTGAACATCCTGTAATGGTGCTAGTCTAAGACCAAAAGCAACATAGTCTGCCTCTTGGAAATCTGATACTCCCCCAGATGATATACCAACAGATAACGCTGCAGTAATATCGGGGTTTTGGTTCGTAGCATGAACCGTGATCAAACTATCTTCCTCTGCAGTAAGGATCTCTAAGTTTGTATTGATTGTATGTGGTGGTCTGAATGATAGAGTTAATGATTCTTTTCTACCATGTGTAGCAGCAGAAACATCACTGATCTTATCGTAAATCTTAGTAGCAAATGTTAGGAAGGATACATTAGGGTCAAATGATGATACAAATATCTTATCGCCTGGTTTGATACCAACCTTCTCAATCAATCTAGTGCCACCTCTGTCTAATTCAATACCATAAGCAATGTAGTCACTAGGTTTGAAACCAGGTGTGCTAGAGATACCAACAGAGAATGTAGATTTAAAGTCATTCTGGTTTGCAACAGCAATACTAACCTCAAGAAGATCTTCACTCTCAAATAATAGTGTTGGTTCAACGACACCCTTAGTCAATGTAGTCTTAACAGATGCAAGACGACCTACTCTTGCTTGGAATGGATCAGGAGTTACAAAGGATGTTACTACAGAGAATGGTGAAGTAAATGATTGACCTTCAGTACCATCAGCGTTAGATACATGCCTTAATCTTACATAGAATGTGGTAGCAGCAGCTAAACCAATATTAATAGTCTGACTTAGAGAAGGATTAGCAGCACCAATAGATGTATAAACAACCTGAGAAGTATCAGCAAAGGTTGCATCTGTACTGACTTCAAATTCAACTCCTTTAAGTGTACCAGAAACTGCGTCACCATTGATAGCAATGTAACTACTTGAAGTTAATACGATACCAAATCTCTGAGTTACATTAGATGCATTCGTAGGTGCGACAATAAATGGTGTTTGAACACCTGGTGCATTACCTAAGGTAGCAAACGATACTATACCAGCAGAGTAATCAGAATAATATCCAGTAAATGCTTGACCATCATTGTTAGATATGTGTCTTACTCTTGCATAGTAAGTAGTAAATCCAGCTAGGACTCCAGAAATTCCAGAACCA